AACAATGCAACACCACAAGTCCAGCCTATAAATGGTCTCCATCCTGCAACAAAGATTGACTTATGTTGTGCTTCTGCCTTGTTTATCTCTAGCTGACCTTTAGCTAACTCCTGGGCATGGTTCTCTGCCATTGTTGCCACCTCATGTGCCAACTTATTCTTCATGTCTTTGTCTTCTATAAATTTACCGAGTAAGTTACTTACTGGACCTATTAACGCTGTTAACATTATTGTCTCCTTTATGTTCGTGACCCATCCATATACCAAACACACCTGTCATAACACCCATGACAACTGATACAAATGCTGATTGACTAGCTGTTGGTGCATCTAAATCCATAAACCATTCAGCACATCTCCATGACATAACTGTACTAGCAAGCATCATACATCTTGGTAGTATTTTCCATTTTAAAAAAGTTTCTACACTCATTGTTTTAAAACCTCATTTAATCCAAAACCTTCTAATAAAACTAAAGTAAAAAATAACAATAAAATTCCACCTGCTATTAGTTTGCCAGAAAAGTTTGTTGAGCCTATCTTTATTGCAACAAACTCGTTGCCCAATATTCTTAAAGATAACTCAAAACTATTTTGACCTATATCTAAGTTAACTATTTTTTTATCTTTTTCCATTAGTACACCCTTACTTTCTCAGTATCAACAAATGGTATGAGCTTACACATACACTCATACACTTGTGGCTTGTCATCTTTCATATAAGATTGATTGTTTAATTTGTCTCTGTATTGTAAACACACATTGACATTCTCAAAATATATACCACCAGTAGCTATACCATTTAATGTGCAAGCAAGCATAAAAGCTGTCATTTAGCTATACTCCTAAGACTTTCCATTACCTTGTCTATAGATGGCTCTTTGCCATTAGGATTAAAAACACATTTATATTGTTTTGGACAACCAACTCTAATATCTGCAAATTCCAGTTCAAAAGTTTTGTTTGCACCTTGATAAATACAAGCCATTTTATCTTTAAATACTTGTTGTTTTTTTAACCTACAAGTAGTCATTTTAGGTGATGTTATTGTTCCATTGTTTAGCTTTTGATTCCTTGTGTAATCTTTTGGAGAATTATACATTTTGCCGTCTGCTTTTGCTCTTTTTATCCATATACTTGTCATTAATACAGCAAAAGCACCAACCAAACCTGCAACAACTAACCAACCAATTGCTTCACCTATTTGTCTTCGTAATTGTTGTTGTTTGTAAATAGTTTGTTGACGTTCTTTTCTAATTCTACCTTCCATAGCCAAAAGCTCTTCATAAGCTCCTGGTCCATGGGTAAGGTTTAAAAACATCTTGAGTTCGTACCTTTGTTCCTCAAGTTTCTTCTTGGCTGCATAAGCAGAGAGAGCTGCTTCTTCAATTGATCCAGCTTTAAACAACTTACCGAAAAGGGGAGGATTCTTCGCTTGTTTTTCTGCATTATCAACATCTGATACAGCTCCCATCCAGCGTCCAATGTCACCAGACATTTGCTCAATATCACGACCTACTGCAAAACCTTTTTTAATCGCATCAAAGGCTTTACTAGCTACTCCTACAGCTAATGATATTGTTACTGGATCTATAATAGTTCTCCATTAAAAAACGCCCTCAAACCTTTGTGGTCTAGCTATCTTTGAGAACTTTGTTATTATTTTTGGATTGTTTTTTGGCTTTTGTCTTTTTCTTTGATTTATTTTCTTCTGTACTTTGTTTCTTTTTTGGTTCGACATCCGCTATAACCTCTAATACTTCCAAAGGATTTTGTTTTATTATTGTTTTTATAACAACTTCTGGTGAAGTTACTATACCTTGTTCAGCAAGTCTTGTACGTCTCTTTTTTTCTTTTTCTTGTGCAATCATTCCTGCACGAACTGAACTAACCACTTCTTCCTCCTTTCATAGCATTCATAGCTGCTATATCTCGTTGAGTTTGTATTCTATCTTGAGCAATTTCTTCTTGTTGCTGAAGACGTTTATTGTCAATCATAGTATCATTTGACTCTTTTTGCATATCCATCTCTGCTTTTTTCTGAAATTGTTCGGCTTTTTGTTGTATCTCAGAACCACGAAGAGCTAGCTCTTGTTTTCTTAAAGTTACAAGAGGATCTTCTTGTGGCGGAGGTGTAAGTGCTTGTGCATACTGCTCTTGCACTTCGGCTGCAATTTCAGCTGCTTTTGATGCTATTTGATCTGTTATTTGTTTTTGCATATTTGGATCTTGTTGCATCATCATTTGTTGCTCTTGTGGTATACTAGCCATAACTTCTTGTTGTGCATTTATCTCAGACATCATTGCTATATGCTCGGATATATGACCTTGCAACGTCATAAGTATTGAAGCATTTGATTGTGCCACAGGAGTAGAAAGCATTGCCAAATGAGCAGATATATGTGCTTGATGATTTTGTTCTGGAAATGCAGTTAACACACCTAATCTTAATGCTTCTTGATTTTCTTTTGCTGGGTTCATGGGCATTGGTTGTGGAGGAGGTTGTAACACTTGATCTATGTTTGTAACACCTAACGCTTCGTACATCTTACGATACGCTTGGTACATACCATTCTGCCCATGAATTTCTGGATTACTTTGTGCTAATTGCAATTGTGTTTGTGCTAAAGCAATACGTTGTGACATAGAAAATATATTAGGATCTGAAACAGGTAATATATCTATTCGATCATCAAAATCAGCCTGTTTTATTTCTGGAGGCGCACCTGGTACTTGATACGGATACATTGGAACGCCCATAGAAAACACACGGGCTAATAATTTAAATTCTATCTTTTGTGAGTAATGAAGACGTTTATGAATGGCTGACATAACCTTCGTGCCACGCTCCATGATAGCCATAGTTGTGCCAACAGGAGCGTTGCCCTGCATCTCACCAACTTTCATGTCTGCCATAGATGCAAAACGTCTACCAGAATCTATTAATGTTCCCATAAGAGAATACAATGTTTGTGAAGGCTCTTTAAATGGCAACGGCATAATAGCTTGTCTTAGATCACCACCGACCATATCCACATCTCTAAACTCACCAGGATTAAGAGGTGTCTCGTCATCCCTTATTCTAGCTCCTCTAGCCTTAAAACCTGCTGGCAGGTTAGATAGTGTACCAGCATCTATTAACTGCCTCAGAATGGACGTAGAAGCCCTAGAAAGACCACCTATTGTATGAGTAAGACCAAAGCCATAAAAGCCAAGACCAGGTAGGAACTTATAATGCACAAAATAAGGCACTTTCCTACGGAGCGGATCGTTTTCATTGAAATTCCGCTTGATTGATAAGACATCCCCAGTGTCCTCCATGATTGTGACGATATAAGGCATCTTTAATCCTGTTGGTTCACCATCAGCTCCAATATCTTCAAAACCTTCAATATCTAAATCTGTGTGAACTTCATAAATCATCATCTCTTCGTTCTGTGAAGAACTACTTGTAATACCCTCTATCTCATTAATTGTATCCTTCACATCATTCATGCCATCTGAATCAGCACCAGAACTAGGAAGGTCTATATCTTTATAAAATCCTGATAATTGTAATTTTTTTATTTCATTTTTATCCATACGAATGCAGTGAGTAACTCTTGTCGCAGTTGCTAAATCCGTGGCACTGTAAGGAACGATTAAGTCCTCAGAATGCACAAATTTACTTACTGCTCTTTGCATTGTTGGGTCAAAATAAACTTTTTTAAATGCTGAACCTACTATTGGAAGATAAAACAACATTTGATCTAATTCAGGATCATATTCTTCCATTTCGTAAGTTATTTGATAATTCATATAATTTTTAACACGCTCTGCTTGAGCTGATGTCTCTGGAGTTTCTGCTCCAATGATTGAAGTCTTGACAGGCCCTCCAGCGGGTAGCATTTCACGATATGCTTGTGCTTGAAACTGTGTAACTGACTCAGCAAGTAGTGGATGCACTATACCAGATGCACCCTCGAAAGGTTCTGATCTGTCTTCATAACTCATGCCAAGAAGTTCTAATCCACCTTTATATTGTTCTTCCCAATCGCTTCTTGAATTGGTGTCTTCTTCTATATTGCCTATGATCTCATTAGATATTTCTGATAATACATCTTCATCAATATGTTCTGCTAAGTTTGCGTCAAAAGGAATAACAATAGGAGCTTCTGCTTCCATCTCCATCTCACCAACAATGGCTGACCCATCATCTAATTCTGTAACACCTTCTACTAAAGACTCTGGAGGCAGCTTTACTAAATTAGCTTCTAATTCTGGAGCTACAGCATCTGCTATACCATTTACATTTTCAATCGCCATTTCAAATCCTATCTAATAGAGAATCCGCCACCTTTAATTGCAGCACCCATACCACGACATCCCATTTTGCCACCTTTTGCGACACCACCATACTTCATCTTTTGAACTTTACCACCATATTCCATCATTTTAAAATCTTGACCAGATATTTCACCATCTTTATTTTTATCTAATTTCTTTTGATTACCTATAAGTTTTTTATTTTTTTCATTTGTTTTAGCAACATTTTTACTAAAATCTTCATTCAAAATTTTTGTTTTATCTGCCTTTAAACTTTTAGGTCTTGGTTTAGGTTTTGGAACATCTCCACCCAATTTCATTTTTTTTGCTTGAACTTTTTTTATTGCTTCCATTAGACCGCCCTTTCTCATTTTTCTTATTGCTCCACCGTATTTTTTGCCAAACATCTTGGCAAAATCAGATTCAAATTTATCAGCTATTTTTTTAGTTTGTGACGGAGACAATGATTCACCTTTGCCAAAAACATTTCCTTGTTCTTCTATTGCTCTAATAGCTGCTTCTAATTCAGCTTGACTTAACTTTTCGCCACCGCTTTGCATTTTTTGTACTACTTTGCCACCAAATCTAGCTTTCATAATATCATTCCTTTGTATTTCAAATGCTCCAGGTTTCTGAATGGAGTTACTTTTAGTGCTTAGTTTAACAGGTTTAGTTCTTATCTTACGAGGCTTTTTAGATCTCTTCATCAATTGAGCTAAATCTTTTTCAGATTGAGAATCCAAACTCATGGCGGTGTTTATTCCAGCAGATACATTCTTTGTTTTACCAGCCATTATCTAATCCCTTTAAACATTCCACCTCTGCCTTTAGCAACACCGCCCATGTTCATCTTCTTGACTTTACCACCGTCCATCATACCAACAGGCATAGACTTTGTTGTGTCCATAACTTCGCCACCCATAGCTTTAGTTTGAACTTTACCCAACATCTCATTCATTCTTTTAACATCAGCATCTGATACAGTTTTACCACTTTCTTTACTAGATAATAATCTTTTCATTTTTGCAATATCTGCGTCTGAAACTTTATTTCCACTTTCATTTGCCATTAGTAATACTCCATTTTTCTTCTATATCCTGGTTCAAATTCTTCATCGTCAGGTGTGGATATAAAACCACCTTGTCTGAATCTTAGTATAGCCTGTGTCATTGAGTCTGCCAAGTCATCATGGTCGCCATGTGGAAAACTAGCACACTCTTCAACAACCTCCTCTGCAAAATTAGCATCTGGTCTCCACACCATACCACTTTCAAACACAGGTGCGCAAGCATTCATCCTTGCAAACTTATCAGCACCCTTGCTCGGTGTAAAGGGTGTAACAGGAACACCCATACGTCTTAGCTCCTGTGTTAATGGTGTACCACTCGCTTTTTGCTCTATCAATATCATGTCTGGATCATAAGCCTCGCTTAGTTCATAAGCCTTTTGCTTCAGTTCTGGAAAATCCCATCTGCCCTTCTCAGCATCAAGTAAAATAATTGCATCACCTTCACCCTCTACTGGAGTAAATATCCCCCAAGTAGTAATAGCACTAAAGTCAGCACGATCATTTTTACTGAAAGCGGTATCGTATGATTGTATGATATATGAACACGGAGGTGGTTCAGCATGATCCCAAACATTCCACCACTCCCTTTTGATAATCGCCCCTTCTTCTGCCGTTGGATTCTGCATATACTGTGCATTCCATTTGGCTACTGGAATTGACGCTTTTACCCCATCTAACTCCTCTCGACTCCAATATTCGGGCCATAGCACATTGTTTGTATCTGGAAATATTGCAGGAAACTCCACGACTTCCCATCTGTCTGCTCCTCCTTCAGCTTGCTTAGATATAACTCTAGCTGTTAAGTCTTTAATACCCCATCTAGTCATAACGATTATGATAGAGCCACCTGGTTGTAATCTTTGTCTAGGACCTGACGTATACCATTCGTAGATACTGTCCAAAGCTGTCGGGCTTAAAGCATCTTGCTCTGATACTGGATCATCAATAATACACAAATCAGCACCACGACCAGCTAACGCACCTCCAACTCCAACAGCGTAATATTCTCCACCACCATTCGTTGACCATCTACCAGATGCCTTCGCATCACTAGCTAATTTTATCTCTGGAAATATATCTCTGAAGTCATCGCTATCAATTAAATTTTTTACTTTACGACCAAAACCAACAGCAAGTTCTGCCGTGTGTGTTGCTTGTATTATCTTTAAATCAGGTCGTCTGCCCATAAGCCATGCAGGAAACAAGTAACTTGCAAACTCAGATTTTGTATGTCTAGGTGGCATATTAACAATTAGACGTTTAATTTTACCGTCAGCTACCTTCTGCAACTTGTCTGCGTATATTTTATGATGTTTGCCCTCAATGAAAGTGGGCCAAATCTTTTTTACAAACTTTAAATAATTTTCTTGACTTGTTTTCTGTTCTTCTAAAACTTTAAGGCGATCAAGAAGAGGAGCCATCTTAGAAATCTCATCGTCACTAAGATATTCTGCAAAATCTGAGGCTTGTAAAACCTGATCCATTATGCTGTCGCTAAGAGATTATCCAATGCTTGCATAACCTTACCACCTTCTGCATATCCAGCAACCCCACCTTTTTTCATAGATTTAGGGGCAGCAACACCTGTTAACATCTCAATTAATTTATTTATATCGCCTGTGTTAAAACTAGATGGAACGAAATCACTTACATTACTGGTAAAAGGTGAATCAACAACTGTAGGAACTGGCTCTGGTACAGGTGTAGGCACACCACCGCCTATTACGTTTGGTGGCTTATCCTCTTCTTCTTTTTCTTCTTCTGGTTTTGGCTTTAAGATAAATGGATTTTCATTGTTGTCATCTCCTCTATCTATAGGAGCATTCGGATCCATGCCAGAAACCAACCTACCACTTGCATCTCTTATACCAATAACACGACCACTATTATTTCTAACTAATTGTTTTTCTGGTATTGATTTTGAAGTTTGATTAAAGTCACCAAAATCATAATTAGGTTGAACATTAGACATGTAATCTTTCATAGTCTGTGTTCTTAAATCTGGTGCGTTAAATCCAAAAAATGTTTCACCTAACCCCATAGGTCTGCCTAATGCTATTTCGTTAGCCATGTTTTCTCTGGTTTTTCTCTCTATTGCGTCTAATACGCTTCCTGTTGTGCCAGTAAAACCTTTGTCTTCAAAGAATGTAGGATCTGAACCCCTTCCAGCTTTTGTTTGACCAACATCTTCTCCATACAATCTCTCAATGTCTGCCATACGATTAGCATTAAAGTCTCTGCCTACTTTTTCCTCAAAATCCTCTGGTGCAGTTGACCTTGTTACGTTTTGACCTCTGCCCATTGCTGAAGAGGTTAAATTTTGTAAATTAGGCGCAGTGCCAACGCCCATAGCCTGTTCGGCAGCTAATCTATCTGCTTCATTCCTATCTGCAAGATTAAGTGCAATATCAAAATCATCGCCAACTCTGCTTTCTTCACGAGCTGTTGTATCAATATCAAACACCGTATCAACAGGCCCTATTCTACCCGCCATAGTTTCTAATGCAGTGTCTGGTGTTGTAGATATATTTCTGTCCAATCCTATTTGATTCTGCAATCTATCAGATAAAGTCTGGTTGTTTACATTCGCTAATTGATTCTGAATCTCATTGACTCTTTGTGTGTTTGCAATCGCTCTATCTATAGCAGCTAATTCTGCATCTGTAGAACCAGTTACGTTAGGGTCAGTTTTTGTTCTATTTTGTCCAAATGCTGTGTTTAAATCAAGACCGTCTAAAACATTACCACCAAATGTAGAATTCAATGAGCCAGGTCTAAAAGATGCTTGAACAATATCTGCTGGATTTACGTTTTTAGCAGAAGATGTCAATATGTCTTTATTGTCAAACACATTTGCTAACTGTGTGCCAGTATCAGCAGGTCTTTCATCTTGAAGAACATCCAAGTTAGCCATAATCGCACTATCAAATTCTTTTTGACCAGCTTCTGTTAATCCACCCGATTTGTTAAAAAAACCTAAAGCATCGCTTTCTGAACCGCCAAAAACCTCATTTTCAGCTCTTGCAATCGCCTCTTTTAAAATCTCTGGTCTTGGAGTGGGAAGAGTTACATCTTGATCGTTGTCATCTCCACCAGTGTAAACACCAGAATCATCTGTGCTGTAATCAGAAACATCGTTGTCTTCGCTAAATCCATCCTCACTTGTCGCATCTACACTGCCATAATCACTAAAGCCACCAAAGTCGCTGTCATCAACCTCGCCACCATTGAAGTAAGTTCTTGGTAACCCACCCATTAACTGCGTGCTACCTGGCATAAACCCTTCATTGAATATCCGCTGGTCTATCATATTAAACATGTCAGGTCCGCCTCGCAAACCCATTGGTTCTCTCAATATGCCGTCTTTGTCTCTTAACGGAGAAACAGGTCTTGCCATAGTGTCTTGTATTTTTGGAGGATTGAATGGACGAAATCCATTAATTCCAGAATCAAAAATAGATAAAAGCGGCTCTCCCGTCTCTACAGGTCTTGATAAATCCATAGGTCTTGATAAACCTCCAGGTCTTGCCATAATTTTAGGTTGGGGTACACGCTGAAATAAAGAAGGTTGTGGTAAAGGCTCCGCAATCTCCATTGAAGGTTGAGATGCGTCAAAACTTTTCAAAGGACCAAAAACACTTTGACCACCACTGTCACTACCTAAATTAAAACGCTGACTTGCCATCTGCTGAACCTCTTGAATAAATGGCTCAACCTGAGTGCTATCTATCTGCTGAGATAAATAATCACCATAACTATCCAAAGGATTACCCGCTACACCACCTAATTGCATGTTCACTGGCTCGTTGAATATGTCAATATTGCCCATATCATTAGGAGTCGGCATCATAGGGGATGACCCCAT